GCATTGGCGGCAGTCGAGGCGATCCACTCGGCAGCCTTCTGGCTGAGTTCGTGGCCGCCCATGATGGTCTGCTTGCCGCTGTCGGGCAGGGTTGCCAGCTGTTCGACGGTGAAGATGTTGCGGTACTTCAGTTCCGCGATCATCGAGGGCTTGGTGAACAGGAACGGGAAGTTTTCCAGTGGGGTTCCACCGGCAGACTCCACTTGCCCGGACTTCCAGTCGCGATACTTGGCGGCGAGGATCGGACGACCCTGCGTGTAGCGTTTGGCGTGATCGACGATGCTGGTCAGCTTCGACCCCGGCGCGTGGATGGTGATCATGTCGATGTCGTCGTAGATCGGACGACCAGCCTTGGTACTGGCGGCAGGGTTCAACACCGGTTCGGTCTTGAAGGTGACGTACAGACGCTCATCCCCGTCGTAGAGCTTCGTGTCAGGCCCGTTGCCAAGTGTCTGGAGCGGGCTGAAGTCCTGAGGGATGCTACTGATGTCGAAGGTAGGCATTTCCTGGTTCATTTGAATTTTCCTTTTGAGTGGGATGCTTGGGAAACGGGGCATACCTACCCGCTGTTACGTGTTGAAGCCAAGCGTTACGTCGTACGGTCCATCGGCAAGCACGGGCCACGACACCATCTCGAAAATGTAGTAGCCACCCACGTCGATAGGCTCTTGGGCGATGATGCCCTCTTGGGTGCCGACAAAGATGCTGTCGCCAATCCGCATACGGGAGAATGGGCCAGCGTGATTCACCCCATCCTTGTCGATCTCGTTGATGCGAACCTGATTGGGCGCACCGGCACTTCCCGCGCTGATGTACCCTGAGGCGGGGACACCTGCGTTGGTCAGGTAGTTGTAACGGGCAGACACGATGCGGATGCCGGGACCGCTTGCGGTTGAGCCGCCCGCAGCGTTCGTGGCGGTCACCCGACAGACGACCACACTGGCGAGGTCGCTCGCCTGCACCGTGTAGGCGTTGGTCGTCGCGCCGACAATGGGGTTGATGCCCTGATACCACTGGTAGGTGTAGGTGATCGGCGCGGTGCCGGTCCACGTGCCTTGGGTGGTCGTCAGTACCGACCCGACCTTCGCATCGCCCGTGGTATCGGGAGCCACGGTATTGACCGGAGCATCTCCGGCGACCGGCGTGGTGTCGACAGCATAGACGCCACCCAGTGGGCCGATGCGCGTGCCGCCGAGATAGACGTCGCCGGCTACAGGGGTGGCATTCACCTGAAGCACCAGACCGTCGTCGACGTTGAACGGCAGGCCCATAAAATAGTGGGTGATCGGTGGCGGGCCGACCTGAAGCGTGCCGTCATTGTCAACCTTGAACCCGTTTACGTAGTTCATGGGGTCGCCTTCGGAATGTGTATGTCGGAGATGCTATCGCCGTTCAAGTCAATGTCGACAGAGTCTGCATCCTCGGTAGTCTTGACTGTGCCATTGTCGAAGCGCACCACGTCAAGGAAGCCATCGCCGTCGAGGTCGGTGGTGATGTTCAGGTCAGGCCCGATGTTGTTCCAGCCGAACACCCCCGGCTCCCATACGTTGTTTCCGCTTCCGTCAGCCTGCGTGACCTGCCACTTGCTACCCTTGTGGGTGCAGTAGTCGCCCTCGCCCGTGAAGGGATTGACCAGCTTGTACGCGTCGTACTGATCGATTGGCTGGACCCACGGCAATGCCTCACCGGGTATCTTGGCAAGACGGATCAGCGCAGGGATCAGAATCGGCTCTGGATAGACCTCTGTGTCATAGGGTTGAATCACCCACCACAGCACGTTGTCGGCATCCGCGTACAGGCCCGGCGTAACCATCCCGACGAGCGGGTCAGCATCGCTTCCCCAGATGACGCCAGCGTCGGTCGATACCTGAACCGTCGTCCCATACGGATCGCTACCGGAGACAATCGTGACGCCCGGAATGGAGGCGACTGCTGCCTCAAAGGCCGGATCGCCCCAGCTATGGAGCAGGGCCACGGAAGGTGACGGGCCAGCATAAGCCGGCAAGCTGAAGTTGTCCGGCCCGAAGTTGTTCAGGTTCAGCGGATCGCCGTCCGTACCAGCGAGGAAGGCATTGGCCGCCTGCATGTTGGCAGCGGGGATGGAGGCGGAGAAATTGCTCATGGCAGTGTCACTCCTGTCTTAGATGCGACCCATGTTTCAGTGTCGGTGATTTCCTGCGTGGTGGCGAGGCGACCGAGGATGATCAGTGAGTAGACGTTGCCGTTTAGTGGAAAGCCACTATTAGGTGTGGCCCCAATAGATAGTATGTTTTCATTAACGTGTGCATCAATGCTTCCTAGAACTGTTTCACGCAGGGCACCGTCTTTCCTAAAGGAAACGTCGAACAAGTTGTCGTATAACCATGCACCAATAGTCTTTACACTTTGCACAAAAAACCCTGTCGAACCATCGTAATCTTTTGCGCTGGCCGCTGTAAATCTTGGGACTCCAGATGGTTGCGCTGATAGCGTGTAGCGGGTGCTTGCTGATATCCATTTTTCGACGCTAGTGTTGTTATTTACTAAACCAAAGAAATACGAAATTGGAGCCGCTGATATGCCTATTGCACTCGCCGTCACCAGCACATCATCCACCCCATCGAACTGCAACCAGTGCAGCCCACCAGAGGTCTTGTACAGTGGACGCTTGGAGGCGGTGGCTTGGGAGGCGTGGTTGCCGCGACCGGACTTATCAAGGATTTTTCCAACCGGCTGACCATCCGCAGTGACCGGCGTGAGGCCTGCACTGTCTTGGAACATCGTGGAGAGGTCGGACGGGTCGAAGAAGACGCCTTGCTCGCCGGATGCAAACAGGTCTGATGGGTCAAACGGTTGCGTGAACGACTGCGATACGTAGATAGTGCCGTCCGCACGGACAGCGATACCTCCCACCAGCGGAGTGCCGGCGGGAGGCGGGCCTTGGGTGACGAACAACGCCCCGTCAGCGGTACGACGGCCCGGCAGCATCTCAGGTATCTGCCGTCACGTTGGCCCAGAAGAAGTCACCAGCGACGACGCCGCCCGTGACGTTGCACTCGAACGTACCAGCACCGGAGGTCGCTGCACCTGCCGTCACCGTGCAGGTAGCGTTCTCGGCGATGGTGCCGGCTGCACGAACCCACTGTGCCGTGCCGCCACGGGCGTCGTTGTCGTTGTTCGGCACAACCCAGTCGGGTTGCGGTGCGATGGTGGGGCCGACCGCGACGCTGCCTTGACCAAGTGCGTTGGTCACGTATTTCGCGTTCGAGTTGTAGCCGATGTAGTTCGTGTCGGCGGCAAAACGGGTTTCAGTCGGCGCTTCGACGTACGCGCCGATGGGGAACTGGATGACTGCTGCCGTCCAGGGGTTGCCTGCCGTGTCGGGACGACCTGCGGCATTGGCGATGTTTGCACCTGCTGTTGCCATCATTTTCTCCTTTCAAGAGAAACCGGGGGCCGGGACTGCGCCCCCGCTAATCTTATTCGACGATGATGCCATTGAACTGTGCACCGGAGCAGGTCAAGTTGCCAGCCCAGGCCAAGATCTGTACCGCAGCATCTTGGTTAACAGAATAGCGTTGGCCCGGTGAAAGTGGAACCATATTCCGTTGAGCATGAGGACGATACTTCAAAAATTTCGTGTTCAGGAAGTACATCGTCTTGGAAGGAACGCCGGCAGAGGTCATGCCGATACCACCGTCGAGAACCACATCGGCATCCATGTACTTCATGGACACGAAGCCGAGTTTGGCATCGCTGTCGGAGGTGAAACGCTGGATGTTCTGCAGGCTGGCGGTGAAGTAACCCCAGTAGGCATTGTCCATCACGACCAGATCGGGACGATCCTGACCGCGAACCAGACTGGCCCACATCGCATTCATCACGGCCTGGATATTGGCAGCAGTGGTCGCCGCACCGTTGAAGGTGGAGGCGTCAAGCGACTGGTTCTTCCAGAACGCCCACGTGCCACGGTCGATGCCGCCATAGGTGTTGGTGTTCACCGAGGGAACAGCAGCCTTCAGACCGGTGATTTGCTTGCCACCGGAGCCGGTGCCGTCCGAGTAGATGCCGGAGGCGATGAGGTTCGCCATCGTGGCTTCGGCGACCGACATGCGGGATTCGAGCAGGTCGATGATCTGCTCCTTGCCGGCGTTCTGGAGTTGCTCCAGGCCGGAGATGGTGACCGGGCAGGCAGCTTGCTTGATGTCGTACTGGGCCGCGCTGATGACGTCGGAAGCAGCGACCGGCAGGGTTTCGTATCCGCTGTAGTAGCCAGCATTGCCGTTGGGGGCGAATGACAGTTCTTCGAGGATGATGTTACCGCCGGAGAACGTCTTGATGTTGCCGCGCTGCTTCAGGCGGGCCAGCAGGGCGTTGTTGGAGGTCACGTTATCGGCGATCTGGCCGGTACGGGATTGGATGGTGGTCGCGATGATGTCGCTGATAGCACTGTTCGGGAAAGCCATGATTTGCTCCTAAGTTGGAAAGGATGGTTTTGTCGGGTATTCCTCAGTGGGACCGAAGTCTCCGAGTGGCTCACTCGACGCCGAGCCTAACAAGTTAGGGGCAGGTGGCAGAGGTGCTGTCCTGCGATATACAACGGGTACTTCATCTTCACTGTCCCGATGCAATGGGACAACTTGACCAACAATGGCGCGGAACAGTGCGTTACTCATACGCGGGCGTTGTTGAACGCTGCCTCGATGGAACCACGCAAGGAACCGTCGCCGGCATAAGCATTCGATCCGCCGGAGGCTGGGGCACCGTTGATGCTTGACGCTGCAACTCTGGCCTTTTGAGCCTGCTGATGCTGGGCGTTAGCTTGAATCATCTGTGTCTGCCTCGACTGTTGCCCCGATACACCGGGGTTGATCGCTACGGCCTTATTGTAGGCATCATCCAGCGACAATGCAATACCACGTCGCGATGCCACTTCAATCAGGTCAGCCATCTCGTCACGCACCTCGTCGAAGTACGGATACTTGGGGTCAAGCGCCATCTGCTCAACGGTCTGGGTAGCCTGCTGGACAACCTGTTGCTCGCGCTGCTGACGCTCCTGGTAGATCGGGGCCAGCGCCTGCTGGAGTTGCTGCTGGACGAGTTGGTTGACGTAGTTCGGGTCGAAGCCTTGCGGTTGCGCCTGCTGCGGCTGCATCCCGGCGACGATGGCGGCATCCAGATCCTCGATGCTGACCCCGTAGTCCTTGATCAGCTTTGCCATCATCTGCGCCTTGGACTGCTGGGTGCCGGTCGCCAGTACGAAGTCCGCCTTGAACAGTTCGTTCATCGCCTGGACAGGGGTCACCCCGGCAGATTGGATGCGGGCCATGTAGGGCGATACGACGTTCTGGATTTCCTGGATCTGCTGACGGATCGGCGCAGTTTCCTTGAGGACACGTTCGACCTCCATCTCGCGCTTGTAGACCTCCTGACGGACGTGCAGGGGGAGCGCGGCCCAGTCACCCTTGGCTTCCTTCTTCCAGCTGGCGGGGGCGCGGTCTACGCGATGTGCAGCCCGCTCTGCTGGAGTCTCACCCTTGTTCTCCAACGTCTTGCCCGGTTCACCAGCCACTTCTTCGACGCTTGGTGTATCGCCCGTTGGTTTCGCATCGGCCTCCACACCCGCCGCAGGCGACGAATCGGATGAGGACTCCTGCGGCGAAGACTCGACCGCTTCAGGAGCAGGGGAATTCTCGCTTTGAACGGGTTCGACATTGGTGGTTTCCTCGACGGTGGTTTCGGCAGACTCGATGGCTGACTCAAGTGCTTCGCGCATTGACGGCATGGTGGATTATCCTTTGAATTGACGCCACAGATCACTGCGGCTATTGATGACATCGGCGATGGTCTGCCGCGTTTCCTGCCGGTACGCTTCGGAGGGCGGGCCGGAATAGTAGGCAGGTTTCGGGGGAAGCCCCTTCAACTCTGCTGTAGGAACGACATGATGGCGCTTGCAATGCTCACGCATCCCAGCACGACCAGATACCACGCTCCCATCAACAGGAGAAACAAAATCAGGTATATCCCCCATAACGGCATGTGCCTGAGAGACATCACCAGCGTCACAAGGTAATACATCAACGCCCCTCTCATAGAGTTTTCCTTCAATCTGGACCCAGGTTCGCCTAGCCATTTTTCGGCTTCCTCGGCTTGCGGGCGGGCTTGACGGGTGGAGCCGGATCGGCAGGGGGCTGCTCTACCGATGCCTCGGGTAGTGGCTCTACCGGCTCCATTGACACGGCAGGCTCCCACCACATTTCGCCCGTATGGTTGTCGCACATCCTGCGACGACCGTGGCGTTCGCCCACGTTGATCAGGTAAGTGACATCAATTATCGTCATCGGAACGCTCCGCTTGTTGTTGCATGTTCATTTCGTGCGAATCTTGGCTTTGCACGGCCTTCTGCGTCGAGTCGCGGGCAGCAATCTGCAGTTTCATCTCGGCTTCGCGCTCCATCATCTCCATCTTGAGGGCGAACTCCTGCTGCATCTGGGTCAGTTTCAGGTTGAACTCCTGTGACATCTGCGCCAACGTCATCTGGTTTTCCTGTTGCTTCATCTGGATGTCAGCCTGCTGCTTCTGCTGATCCTGCTGCATCTTCATCTGGCCCTCCTGCTCCTTCATTTGCAGTTCGGCCTGCATCTTCTGCTGCTCGGGGTCGGGCGCGGGAGGAGCGTTCTTCTTGGCTTCGATCTCGGCGTTGAACTCCTTGATGTAGCGGTCGAAGATGCCCTCGATGTCCTTGCTGATGCGGAAGCCGGCCACACCGAACTTCAGCAATTCCAGCATCAGCGGGATTAACTGGGGCGCACCCTGACCAACCGTGGACGCCGACTGCAGGAAGGTGGCGACGGAGTTCATAAACTCGCTGCGCTCGTTCTTCTGGGCGGTGTAGTCGATCATCGCCAGCGAGTCAGCCTGGATATGGACGCGCCACTCCATGTCGTCCTCCGGCCCCTTGAGCAACTGGAGCGCCGGCACGACCAGCGGTTGATCCTCGGGGACCATGTTCTCGACGTTCGCCATCTTGGCGAGGATCATCGGGTCGAAGTGCTTGACCAGAATCTCGGCCTTGATCTGCAACACCTCCTGGGCGAAGCGGGTGACCTCGTCCTGCAACTTCTGGATGCGGACCGAGGCGTACTTCGACTTCAGTTCCTGCGCCCCGAGCGTTTCGCTGGCCTTCGACGCGCCACGGACGATGTCGCTGATGCCGGTCAGTTCGTAGATCTGCGCCTTGATCGCTTCACGGTGCGCCTGCAACTGCCCCAGCGCCTGCACCACGGTGTCCAGCGGGAGCCAGTCGATCTGACCCTTGACCCCACCCTTCTCGGCGAACATCGCCCAGTTATCCACAGGGATCAGGGTGTTGTCGTAGCCCTCGGTCAGCATCCGCTGGATACCCTCGGCGCTGCGGTCATAAACGCCGACCACCTTGCAGGCGATGACCAGCAGGCTGATGCGGTTGTTGACCTCGTCCATCTCGACGTACTGGTCCTGGATCAGCGCGTAGTCGGGCTTCGGCACGCAGGACGACGTGGTCAGGTTGGCGAACATCGGACGCGGGCAGGGTTCGAAGTTGTCCAGACCCAATGGGTCCGGCTTGACGTCCAGCAGTTCAGTGACACCCTTGGACATCCAGATCACTTCACGCTTCTCGCGATCCCAGATCTCGTAGACGCAGGCCCGCTTGAGCAGCACGTTGCGCGGGGTCGATGTGTCCGACACGATGCCCTTGGACGGCTCGTAGTCGAGCGGTATGCGCTTGCCGAGGTCTTCGCCGAACCGCTTGATCAGTTTGTCCCGGTCCATCGGCACGCGACGGGCGACCCAGCGGCGCTCGGCCCAGACGCGGCAGGGCGACCACAGGAAGTCCTCCCAATAGACGTAGTCGATGCAGGCTTCCTGATGGGTGATGCGTTGGAGGGGATTGCCCTCCTCGTCGGTGGGTACCGACACCCCACCGTTCTCGTCGGTGATCTCGGGCTGATCCTCCGTTTCAGTCTCCAGCCGGAGCCACGCCGTGCCGAGGCCGGGGATCAGCCGGTCGCTGACCGTCTGCCGCATCACCTGGTCGAAGTCGCAGGACGGCTCGGCCATGTCCTGCTCGATGCAACGCTGCAGGATGACGCTACCCACACGGGCGACGTCGTCGTTCATGTCGGCGAAGCGGCGGGACACATCGACGCCGGGGATCTGGGCGTAGAGGCTGGCCTCCAGAATGCCGACGTTGGTGTTGAAGATGTTGATCCACTTCTGGTTCGTTTCCACCGCATCGCGGTCATCGATGAACCGCTTGTTCACCCGGCGGGCAGACTCGTGGAACTTCTTCAGTTCCTTCTCGGCGAAGGTGATCTCGTCGGCCCATCGGTCGCGCTTGCCCTGCGGCGTCGCCTCCAGCTTCTCAAGGCTCTCGATGGTCCCCGACGTGGGGGTGGAACTGGCTGAAAACTGGCTGCTCATTTCGTGCCTTTCTTGGCTCTGAGTGCGTTGGCAAGGTGCTTGGCGGTATCGGCGGCAGAATACTCCTTCGCCACCATGACAGGGATGCCCACCTTCGCGGCGAACGCCGGGTTATGCGCTGACGCCGCCATAACCCGTTTTTGTTTGAGGGTTTTGCTCGGCATCAGATCCTCCTTCGCGATCCACGCTTCAGTTCGTTGTCCTCGAACAAGTCGGCGAGGGTCATCTCCTGCGTCGTGGGCAACGGCTTCCTCGGCGGTGCATCCGCCGCCGGACGGGCGAGGCTGGACAGCCGCCGGCCAATCAATGATAGCGCATCCACGCCGTCATCGACACCACTGCCGATGGCGTTGGGGAACATCAGCAGTTCGTTGACGATCCAGCGATTCCACGGGGCGCGCTTGAAGAAGATCGTGCCGCGCTTGAACATGCCCCGCAACGGTGCAGCGCGAGTCTCCTTGTCCTGCCCGCGCATCGGCAGGGTCTTCCACGGCACCGGTATGCCCCGCTCCCGCGCCTGGTTCGCCAGCAGCTGCACGTAGACCTTCGATGCGTTGTCGTCGTCGATCAGGCTCTCCAGCGGTTGATACGTATCGACCAGTTCGAGGTGCTTGCCGACGGTGACGTCCACCGATGTCCGCTCGCGCCACATGTCGGTCACGTACGCCGCTCCGTTCGCCGCGATGCCGACCACGGCATGGACGCTGTAGTCGCCCTTGTTGACCGAGAGCGCGAGGTCGGACACCAGGTACTTCGAGAGTGTCTCGGGGACGATGTCCACGATCCTGATCTCGTCCGAGGTGATCCAACTACCATCGTCGCTGGGCGGCTCCTGCTGCCACATCGTCTTCCAGATGAACTCGTCCTTCTGCAGGTCGGTGACCATCTCGGGCGTGTACCAGTCGGGCCACAGCCGCTCCCCGGGCGCGCGGCCCAGCGGGTCGTTCGTTCCCGCCAGCATGGGCAGCACGATGGTCCGCAGCCGCCGCGTGGGGTTCTCGGCGAACTCCTTCATCACGTAGCCGGCCATGTCGTACGCGGCGGTGCGCTGGCAGATGACGACGATCTTGGCCGAGGGCTTCAGGCGGCTCTTCAGGTCGGCCTTGAACCAGTTGTGGATCTTCTCCAGCTGGGTGGCGCTCTGCGCCTGCTCCCAGCCTGATATTGGATCATCGAGCACGGCGAGGTCGGCCCGGAAGCCGAGGATGCTCATGCCGACGCCCGCCGCGAGGAACTCCCCGTTACGGGAGGTTGACCACTTGCTCACCGATGTGCTGTCACGGGAGAGCGTGCTGTCCTCGAACACCCGCGTATGCTCGGGGGACGCCACCGTGTCCCGCACGCGCCGCGACCACTTCTCGGCCAGCGTCGCGGTGTGCGAGGCGAGGATCACGTTGTTGTCGGGGAAGTGCCCGAGGAACCACGACGGCAGGCAGTGCGAGGCGTACGTGCTCTTCGCCCCACCCGGCGGCAGGCAGATCACGCAGTCGTCCCACTCGTCGTTCAGTATGCCCCGCTCCAGTTCGTCGCAGATGTACCGGTGGTGCTGCGCGGGCGTTACGCCGACCACCCGTTGCGCGTAGTCGGCGAGGTGCTGCTGCGCGTCGGCGCGGCGGGCGATCTCGTCGGCCAGCAGTTGCTCGAGCGCGGTACGCGGCTGGGGAGCGTTCATGCGGCTTCGTCATTCTTAAGTAGCGGTATCCAGTTCTGTTGCACCTTCGGTGTAACAGGGTCGCGAATCTTTTCGGATATCGACTTCTGGCGGTTAATGTTTTCAATCTCCCTAGATAACCGCTGTACTTCAACGATCAGGAAATTGACGCGTGCCTCAAGGTTAGTGATGCGCTCGTTCTTGCTCATGCCGCCTCCTCGTCCAGTGGGTCTTCAGGGGTTACGTCGATGGTGTCGTCCCGCTCGGCGCGTTGTGCGAACGCCTTCGCCGCCATCTGTTTGAGGTCGGCCAGTGAGAGCTTCGTCAAGTCCTCTGCCGTCATGTTCGCGTTGATCGTGGTGCTGTCGATCTGTATCCGCTTGCTGTCCCCGTATCGTCGTGGCGACCACTTCTCCATCAGGTACGTCCGTGCCTTGACGCGGAGGGATGACCGCTGGACGTCCTCCATGATGGGTGTTCCATCCTCACCACCCAGCGCGTCGGCTATCGAGGTCAGTTCGTGCGCCATCGCTTCAGCGGCGATCTCGCAGGCTTCCTCGTAGCGGGCTTTCCTGGACGGATCGCGATTGATCCAGAAGAGGAACCGGCCCAGTTGGATTCCACGAGGGTCGTTCTGGATGATGGTCTGGAGCGACGTGCCACCCATGATGCGCTCGAGTGAGGACTCGAACAGGTTGGCGTACGTCTGGTGCTTGAGGAGGTGCGTCTGACGTGACGGCGTCGGACCAGGGTCATCCGGCGTGGGCAGTTGCGGATCCTGCATCCAGTGGGGCAGATCGGATAACGGGTGATCGCTCATGGTGACAGACGTGACGGGAATGGCCGATTGGGTTTCCATTTTGTCGTTATACGTCAATCGTTTGATCGTTGCAAGGTGGGGGTAATGCTTAAAGAATCTTTGATTACATAATCTCAAAAAATTTATTATTATAAAAATAGGAAAATTGGTGAGATTTCCAGTATCAGGAAGGCCCAAACTCTCGGGGGTGGCACCGGGGAAACCCAGGGGGTGTATCACACACTACTTGGATTTTCCCCGATAACGATTCTCATTCTCATTATTCTATCATCATATCTACGTGAGACACAGGTTATCTAATCAACACATTGCGACCGATACACATCACCGGCCAGGTAGCTGCACCCTGCTCTGCCGAAAACGCATCCGGATAGTTAATTTGTAGCTGCTGAAAACCTGTCACATTTGACGCAGATACAAACAATCATTGATAGTGAGATAAAGGATAGATTGATGCTGATGGGGCTAATAGAATCATTGATGACGCTGTTGTTCTGTCACATTTGACGCAAAACTACTTGAAAAAGAGGAAAATTGCCTAAAAAATAGGCGAAAATCTTCCACGTGTGACAGATGTTCCTTCCGCAGGAATAGACTTGTTGGGATTTATTTTATATGTAACGAAATAAATAACCCAAACACGCTACCCCCCCGATTCTGGGATTCTGTCACATCAGAAATATTTACACCCTCCTTAAATATTTGTGGTACTCTTAAAACTCAACAACATGGAGAACAAAATGGGACGCAACAGAAAAAGGTCAATAACTCACGGAATGATTAAAACGCAATGCAGAAACGCAATGGAAGAAGCAAAGCGTAATGTTGAACAACAAAACCCTGGAATGATCCTGCGCTGCTCTGACTGGTATGTGGTTGGCAACAATAACTCGATACCCTTTGGCGACTACCATTGGAAGGATCGCGCAATGCAAACACTCAACTACGGCCTTTGGACATGTGTGGACAAAGGCGCGACACTGGTAACAATCGAAGGAACAATCGACGTTGCCTCTGAGCAGCATCGCTTTACTATCAATCAACACACGCCCTACGCTGGCCGATGGTCTGTAACAATCTACGAAAAATAGTTGTTGACATCGTTCAAACAATCTTTTATCATCACTACATCGCAATACATCGCGACCTTTGACACTTTGACCTTTGGAGAATGAACCATGAAAACCATTACTACAATGATCGACGGCGATTACCCTGTTGCGCTTCAAGTAAACAACACATCAACACGCTATAGGGTTGTTTATGGAAAACAGGTGAAGTCGTTTTCCAACTGGGAAGACGCAGCGTATGAATACGCCTGTTGCGTTTTTCACTCCCTTGAATGCATGTCTTTGATCAACCGCGAGTTTTGACCCTTTGACCCTTTGACCCTTTGACCCTTTGAACCTTTGGAGATTTGACCATGAAAACCACTGTTAACGAATCCGCCTTCCTCGAAGCTTTCCGCGCATATGATCGCTTTGACCAGTTCGGTGGCCCTGCACTGCGTTCGCTCTTTGCCTACCTGGAAGACCTCGAACAGGATTGCGGCGAAGAACTCGAACTCGACGTTATCGCGCTGTGCTGTGACTACTCTGTGGATACCGCGGAAGACATCGCCGCGAACTACGGCATTGAAGCCGAAGACGGCGAAGACCTGCGCGAAGTTGTCCTTGACTACCTGAACGACAACACGACCGTGGTCGATGACGACTGCGATGGTCGGATACTCTACTGTTCTGCATTCTAGGCCGACTGCCGTGTTGCCCGTTTATCCCGTGGAATTCCTCGACTTTGATGAAGTCGTCACTTTGAACTAACTGGAGATTTGAAAATGCTCGCTCATAACGCACCACTGGCCGAACAACTTATTTATTGCCCGGACCAGGTATCCATTGAAACCCTGATCGAAATGGCCGAGAAGGCCGACGCGCTCGACGCATTCGTCGACAACTACGGCACGTTGGTGGAGGTTGAAGCGGAAATCGAAGAAGCACGGAAGTTCACGAACATCCACGAAGATTTCGGCATCAACACTGCCGTCGAGCTGGAAATGGAACTGCGTGCACTCGATACGTTGAAATATCGCGCGCAAGACCTGCTGGATGTAATGGATAACCCCACGGCACATCCTGATGACGTATCGCGCGAACTGAACGCACTGCGTGCCTTTCTGGAAGGTTTGAAATGAGTCCACTGCTCAAGGCCTGCAACATCCCCTCACGCGGTTACATTCTTGCGCTGACCCTAGGCGCTGCACTGGGTGCACTGCTCGCTCTTGGAGTTTGATATGGATACCCTTGCCCGCCTGATCGTTGTTTCAATCGCTGCTGCGCTCGTTGTCGGCGCTGTGGCAATTCATCCACTGCTGGGCTTGTTTCTCGGCCTGGTTCTTTTCCTGGGGTGAACCATGTACCTGCTGATTAACCTGCTGATCAACATCCTGCTGCCGCGCAAGTCTCGGCGCTGATCCCCACCAGACCAACAAAAAAGGGCGCTAGAAGCGCCCTTTTCCTTTTACCCTCATCCTACCCTTCAACCTGCACCGCGAGCCAGGTAGCGCGGATCTCCTGCAGTCTCGAAGCCCCTGATCTCGGCTTGCTGACGCACGCTGTCCTTGATCGCTTGCTTGACGGCAATAATCCGCTCACGCTGGGCCTTGAAATGCTCGACCAGGTTGGGATTGATTGCCCATACGGTTGACTTGCGGTTGTCCTCAATGATGGCCACCCATTGGCGAGCCTCCAGTTCAACCATCGTGTCGCGTACAAGTTGGTCAAGGTCGAGTGCACGCATATCGCCCCACTGCCGGCGGCCACTGCGTTTGATATCGGAGAGCGATACCGTGCCCTCGTTGGCAATCTGCAGAATGTGCGCCGTAATCCAGTACTCGTGCGATTCTTCGACCAGGCCGCCAATGTCCGCGTAACAGTAGCGGAAGCTGGGAATGATGAAGCCGCGCACCAAGGCGATGACCCGGCGCATGATGTCGGCGCTGACCGTGGGGCTGTCGCGGTCTTCGATCATGTGCAACACCAGGGCCAGCCGACCAGTCAGACCTTCCAGCTTGCCGAAGGCGGTCATAAACTCCACGGGCGAGCGTATAAGCCTCTCATCGTGTTTGCTGACCTCGTACCACTGCTGGAACTCACGGAACGCACTGTAGGCCGATTCTGATAGCGTGTAGTGGCGTTCACCCGCTGCGTGGATCTGCCGTACGAGATGATCCCAGGTTGGCTTGCAGGACGACCATGCCGGTACCGGATTGCCGAGGCGCGTCTTGCTCGGGCGCAGCGTCATCGGGATGAACCGCTGAACGAAGCCGTCCGAGGACAAGTTGGGCAGCACGCGCCGGAACACTTGCGGTTGCACATTGCAGTAGATCGATACCGCAAGGTTCTCGGCGATGGTGCTGCCGGTGCCGACGCGATCCATGAAGTAGCGGTCGGACTCGTAACTCACTACCCACGCGCTACGGTCATCCCCACTGGTCGGATTGACCAGTTTGTTGAAGAAGCCGTTGGCCTCGTCGAGGTAACAGAGCAAGCCCTCGGGACGTTCGGCGGCGAGGCGCA